ATTTGTATTCAAAATAATTATTTTCCCGTTTTATTAAACTTGAAATATTCTTATAAAATAAATTATTTAAATATTCATCATCTGATTCATTATTACATAATACTATATTTGAATATTTATCTGTAATATTTGTAATTATTTGTTTTATATCAGTATTATTATTTTTTTTATTTTCTATATATTTATCTAATATATTTTTAACATGAAAATAAAATAGTATTTTTAATAAATTTCCATATTTATTTTTTTCATTAATATAAATTAGGTATGGATGATAAAAATCAAAATATAAAGAAGGAATAATTATTTTAATACACTCTTTTTTTGTATTTTTTAAAATTGATTTTGTACTATATTTATAATTATTATTATAATTATCTGATATTGGTTGTATTATAATTAAATCAAGAGTATTTAATATATTTGAATATAAATTTTCTAATTCATCTTCATTCATAATATATATTGCTTTGATTGGTATGTATTTATAGATATTTGTAAAATTTGTATTTGTATTTAAAAAATGTGATAATGGTTCTGCTTGACAATTACCTATTATTGTATATTTTTTCATATATAATATGAAAAGTTATAAATTATTATAAATATTTACGCTTTTTTATTATATTTATTATTTTTATTATATTTAAAGAATGATAAAAATAAACCATTTTATGTCTCTTGGAACGCAATGTCATACTGCAAATTATTTAAAACAAAATAATCTTAAATTTGTTTCTTATCCATTTGATTGGATTTTTTCTAATCCGGTTGTTATTTCAGATATGTTAAATGATAAATTTGAAAAATTTTTAAACAAAGATTATTATGGAATAAAAGATGAAAATAGTTATATAAATAAACATCTTTTATACTTACCTGCATTAAATATGTTTAATCATAAAAATCCTTTTAAAAAAGATGATCACGATTATTATATTAGATGTGTAAATAGATTTTATGATTTTTTAAAATTAGACGGTAAAAAATTATTTATTATGACTTTTTTAAAAAATAATATTCAAAATGAAATTCATAATATCCATATGTTAAAAAATAAATTAGAACAACTTACATATAATTTTGAATTTATTGCAATTTTTCAAGAAAAAACGGGGGTTCAATCAAAAACAGTTCATGTTTTTGATAACCTAAAAGTTGTTCAAATAACAACAATTGATGATAGTGATGGAAATATTTTTTTAAATAATAATGATTCTATTTTTTATGATTTAGTTATTAAAGATTTTTATTACTGGGATGTAACTTCTCCTGGCTTATAGAAGCAATGTGACATAAGTCCCATAATACTAGTGTAATAAATATTATCTGGAACTTGTGCGTCTACAACTCCCTTAGATACTATTACTTCCTTAATTCCATTAAGAAGAACCTTTAGCTTACCAACTGCTTTAAAAGCTCTCTTATCATTTTCAACAAAAATTTCTGGATTCTTCTTTTCCTTCTCTTCTTTAATAAAAGAGTTGATAGAATTTAGTGCTTGCGAGCGGCTAACAAGAGTTCCCTTAGGAAGATCCATAAATGTAAGAAGAATATCTCTTACTGGTTGCTCAATATTTACTGCTGCTTTTCCCTTATCCATAATCTTTTTCTTTTCTAATACTACTTTTGCTCCAGCACTCTTCTCCATAGAAGAAATCTGTTTCATACAAGAATCAAAAAATGATGATTGAACAAGAGTAGTTGTCTTCATAAATTTTTTCATTACTTGATCAAATTTAATTCTGTTCTCTTTATTTCCAATTTTCATATCTTTCAAGTTCTTTGAAAAGTCAGCAAGTTTATCACATAAAAGCTCAAAATCTTCAAGGTAAAATCCAACATCATACTCATTTATAGCACTAAGATTAGTTTGCGTTTGAGAAGGGGCTTGTGTTTGTTGTGTTTGAAGTTCAGTTTTTGTTTGACTTGATGGTTCTTGGATAGTTTTCTTTACCTTTTTAACCTTCTTTTCTTGTGTATTGCTTTGTTCTACTGTGTTCGACATTTCCATTAATAATTAGAATTATTATTATTTCTTTAAATCCTTTTATTGGGATTTATTGAGAAATATTAAAAAAAGAGTTTTATTTCCATTCACTTAATCCATTTTTATAATGAACAACATTGTAAAATCCTAATTTATTTAATTTTACACAAACTTCATGTGCAGCATTACATTTATCGCTCCAACAATATACTATAATAGGAACTAATTTATTCCCATCATATTTTTTATGATGCGCAGTTATTCTTTCAATAACTGTTTTTTCATTCCATGATGAATTATATGGTAATGAAATAGCATTTTCTATATGATTTTTTTCATATGAATCTTCTGGAAGAGCATCAACAATAATAGCTTTCTTTAAATATTTTTTAACAAATTTTTTATCAACGTCGCATATTATTTTTTGTGTATATAAATTTTTATCCCAAATATTTTTATTATCATCCCAATATACAAAGTGAAAATGGCGATGATATACTTTTCCATCATCATTCATATATATTTGTGGACAGTCTAAGTATATAGTAGCTTCGCCTTTTTGATTTGTTGTTACTACACCACTATTTTTTAATATACCATATGCTTTTAAACGCATTTGAATTTTTTTTGTAAAATCTCTTTTTTTAGTAGCAAAATAAAAAATAGTAGTATTTGGTTTTAGATTTTCGAGATTTATTTTTTGTCCATCTTTTTCAAAATAACATTTGTTATCTTTTGGTAATTTTTGTTTTACAAATCCTTGTAATTCTGCTTTGAAATATCCATTTTTAGTTGGTTGATTATGACAAGTAATACACGGTTTCATCTATACTTATTATATATATATATAATATAATATAATGAAAAAAACAATTATAATATATAATTCTAAAAATAATAATTTTACAAAAATAAATAACATAATAGAATATAATTGCTATACTGAAGATGGTAAATATAATAAATTCTATGATTTATATGATGGACGATATATGAACCCATCATTCTTTGATAAAATTATATTATTACACAATGAATTAAAAGAAGAACATTTAAAAATGGTTTATAATATGCTAAAAATAAATGGTTCTATTCTTTTTATTGATAAATATAAACATTTCTTTTCTAATATGAATATAAATAATGTAACTAATAATATAACTAGTAATAATTTATGGATAAAACAAAAGAAGGATAATTTTATTTATACATTTCAAAATAAAAGAATTGTAGAATTTATTATTATTGGTGCACAAAAATGTGGTACAACTGCACTTTCTTTAAATATAGGAAAACATCCAAATATTTATATAAATATGAATAAAGATCCAGCAGTTTCAGAAGTTCATTTTTTTGATATTAAATGGAATAGAGGGATTGAATGGTATAAAAAACAATTTAATTATTCTAAAAAATGTGTTGGTGAAAAAACACCCGAACTTTTATATTTATCAAATACTTTTTCAAATATTCAATATATTAATCCTTATGTTAAACTAATTATAATTTTAAGAAATCCAGTTGAAAGAGCTTATAGTCAATGGAAACATAATATTAAAAATGGATATGATGATAGATCATTTGAAGAAGCATGTAACGATGAAATTAAAAATAAACTTAATGAAAATAAAACTTTTTGGACAGCTCAACGTCACTATTTGCAAAGAGGTTTATATTACAAACAAATAGTTGAATTATTAAAATGGTTTCCTCTACAAAATATATTAATATTATTTCAAGAAAATGTTATAAAGAATATGGATGCTGAATATAATAAAGTTTATTCTTTTTTAAATTTAGAACCATTTTCCTCAAATTATCAATTAGAATATGTTTCTAATGATAAAACGAAAATAAACGATAAAATTTATAAAAAATTATATTCTTTCTTTAAAAAAGATATTTCGAGTCTTGAAAAATTATTAGAAATTAAAACAGGCTGGAATTAAGTTATTTTTGTATTTTTTTATTGTAAGTAAAATTAACTTATAATAAAAATGGCAAATATGGTAAATATAGCAAATATAATAAAAATGGCAAATATGTCAAATATAGCAAATATAGCAAATACAGCAAATACAGCAAATACAGCAAATACAGCAAATACAGCAAATACAGCAAATACAGCGAATACAGTGAATGTAGAAAATATAGAAAATAATCAAATATCTGTTATAAACTATAATCATGACGTAGAATATTTAAATAAAATATATCAATATAATCAAAAAATTAAGATTAATTATATATTTGAAAATGTATTTGCAGAATCTGTTTATAATTATGCTTTACGTGAAAAAAATTGGGTATTATCATCTGGAATTGATAAAAATAAATATGAAAAACCTGACTTACCTCAGTTTCAAAAAGCAAACGAGCTACAAATAAAAAATGTTACTAAAGCTTTTAGTGAAAATCATTTTGGATATATATTTTATCGTGCAATGAATAATAAAATTATAAATATTCGAGATGGTTTTATTGAGTATTTAATTAGAAAAGAATTAAGTTCTCCTAAATTTATACAGTTTTTGAGAGACATAACTGGATTGGAACTTACTATTTTAAAAACATTATTTATGTCTAAATATAAACCTGGCAATTTTCTTAGCCCTCATTCTGATAAAGGAAATGGAAAATTAGCATTTGTTATTAATTTAACAAAGAATTGGAAACCACAATATGGTGGTAATTTAAACTTTTTAAACTTGGATAGAACTGAAATTGTTGAAACATTTGTACCCGATTTTAATAATATAGTTTTATTTACAGTAGATGATAATAAAGAAGCTCCTCATTTTGTATCGCATGTTGTTTCTGGAATAAAATATAATAGATATGCTATTACTGGATGGTTTGATTAAAGTGATTACTTCATTTTATTCATAACTTTAGATTTAGTATATTTTTTTTGTTTAGGAATATATATTTTTTCAGGTTTAGGTTCTGGTTTAAGATAATTAGTAGAGTTATTTATACCTAAATTTAAGTATGTATTAATTTCATTTTCAATATATTTTGCAATATTTTCTCGGTGTTCTCTTCTTTGAGGATAAGGAGATGAATTAATTCCATATTGAACTAATTGATTATAAAATACTTTTGTTTTAATTCCTCTTAAATTTGAATTCATTTCATCTGATTTATACGCAAGTAATCCTATTTTTTTAGGACCAGTTGATTTTGCACCAAATACATATCCGGTAATACATAAAAACCAGTTTTCACCATTAGTTTCATAAAAGGGTGATTTATTGGCATTATATTGATTTATAATTCGTAAAATATTTTTTTTATCACTTAAATATTCACTTAAAAGTGATACATATGGTTCTTCTAATTTTAATAAAACATATTTTTTTTCTTTTTTATCTCTATTTTCAATTTGATTTTTGAATTCACCAACAACTTTATAAAAATGTAAAGAATCCATTTAATATATTATTAATAAATATAAAAATAAATATAAAAATTGAATATTAATTATTAAAAAAATGTATTAAAATACCATATTTAATCTCTAAAATGGACTCTGATGATGAAATAAGAACAGCTGATATTTCTTATTCTGAACAATTAATATCTAATATTGAAAATGAAGATGAAGAATTGATGCGTATTATTCAATTATCTAGAGATGAATATTATGGTCGATCTCATATTCCTCCTCCTCCTACAAAAACCAAAAAAGAATTGAAAGAAATTGAAAAGGAAGAAAAAAGAATTGCAAAAGAAAGAATAAAATTGGAAAAAGAAAATGAAAAAGAAAGGCTCCGATTAGAGAAAATTGAACTTTTACGAAAAGAAAAAGAAGAAAAAGAATTACAAAAAAAATTAGAATTAGAACATATAGAACTTGAACAGAAACAACAGCGAGAAAATAAAATTCTATCTTTATCTAATTTTTCTAAAAAAATTAAAATGTTAGTTCATTCTCCAAGTGATATATCAACTAAAAATTATATTGAAGATATTTTAAATAAATATTTTGATAGTAAAATAGAATCAGTTATTATTAATGATATTGTATTATATAATAAAGTATTTGATATTATTAATTCATATTATCAAATACCAGTTGCAAAAAATAAAACTACATCAATTACAGAAAAAGAAGATATTATATTACGATCTATATTCAAGAAGAACGTGAAAGTAGGTTCTACTTAGATTATCCTCTTTTTATAATATAATAATTCTAATCTAATAAATTTCGTATATATTTTATAACATATTTTTTTATATCATTTGGTATGGCAATAAATATTAAAATGCAAATAATATATAATATAAAAACATAATTAATAAATTTATTTATTTTTTTAGAAGGACTTGGTTCTTCTTCAGATACTTTTTCTTTGTTTTTTGTTGAGTCTATATAATCATTGACTTCAACTATTATTAATAATAAATAAGGTACATATATATAAATAGGTAATCCATAAATAAAGTTTTTATCAGGTTCATCTAAAATTATTTGTGAAAATAACCAAGTAAAATGTATAAATATAATTGATAATAATATATATGTTTTTATCCAAATTTTATAATAAATTTTATTATACAATATATTTTTGCATTTTTTTAAATCATTCATTACTAAATATAAAACTATTCCAGCTATAAAAAAACTAGAAATATATAGTATATTCATTATACTATTTATAATAAAGATAAAAAATAAAAATAAAATAAAAAAGAATGAAATGAAAGAATTATATCATATTTATTATTTTTTCTTCTGTTATTTCTAATTTTCTAAATATTTCTATTAACATATGAACATCTGATTCTGCTCTATGAACTATTGGTAAAAATCTAAATAAGTATTTAAATATGTCAGATAAACTTTTTTCAGATACAGGATTATCTAAAAATAATCGAATAATCATTCTACTATCTAAGAAATGACACTTTTCTATTTTTAATATTTCTTTACTTAATAAAAGTTTATGATCAAAACTATTTCCATTATGTGCTATAAAAATTGGTTTTTCACAGTAGTTTAATAATGTGTCTATATCATTTCTAAAATGTTGTAAAGTATCACCCTTTTCGTTTACCATTTCCATTGTTATTCCTGTTAGTGCTGTAATATCAAAGGGTATAAATTTTATTTCTTGAGGTTTTAATAAACCACTAGATGGTATAATAGAAGTTGTATATTCTTCAAAATATCTTTCAATAATATCTACTTTCTTTCCTTTATATGAAAGTCCAGTTGTTTCTAAATCATAAAAGAAAATCATATTTTCTAATTTCCGTTTTGTTGAAATAGAAAGTATTTTCAATAATTTATAAATATCTATCTTATCTATTTTAGGTTGAATTATATAAATTTCTCCTAAATGAAAATTCCATAATTCTAACTGATAATTAGATTTCATATTTGGATTAATGATATGATAATAAAGCATAACCTGAATAATATGTTTCAAATTTAATTGAGATGAAAATTTAATATCAATAATCCTACTCTTTTTTTTTGTTTCTAATATCATATCTAATTCTCCAACAATAGGTAGTTTGGAATGTTTATAAATAGGATGAAATGTATATTCTTCTTCTAGATTTTTCGAATATTCAATAACATCTTCTATATATGGATTTAGATCTTCTAATTCTGTAGTAAAATCACTTTTCCATAAATATGCGGTTTCATTTGTTCTTTGGTAATAAAAAATAGTTATTTTAAATATGTTTTCAATTATCTGTTTTTGGCTTTGAGTTTGACTTTGGCTTTGACTTTGAATTTGGCTTTGACTATGACTTTCATTTATTTTCAATTGTTCTATACAATTTAACAAAAACTCTTTTGAATAATTACTAACGTCATTTTCACAATCAATAAAGAATTCTTTTTGATAATCATTATCTAATACTTTTAATAAATGTTCATATAGTTCTTCTTCATTTTTTTGAAAATAATTTTTAATTTTATTGAAATCTGATAATTTAATAATATTTTTTAAAATAAATGGACATCTTATTTTTAATATTTTATATCCGCTAATATATTGTTTTGGAACAATAATAGTATTATTTATTATTTTTATTAATTTTGTAATAAAATCTGGAAGTAAATTTCTTTTTTGATGATAATAATAATTAAATATGTTTTCAATAAACATTCCATATAATGCGGAATATTCTGTATAATTTGTTATTTTACCATATTTTTTATTATTTGTTTCTGGTTGATTTTCTTGATTTTGCATTTCTGGTTGAGGAGAATTAGACTGTTTTCGAATAGAAATAACTTCTAAATCATATTCGAATAATTTTTGTAGCTCATATAAAAGTTTATCATCCAAATATTTTTTAGATCCTAATAATTCTGTAACAGTATAATACATTGGTTTAATTTCTTCTTGAAATTTAATTTCTTTTAAAAATCTTAAAGGTATATTAGGTTCTTCTTTTATATAATATTGTGGTGAACAAGTTTTTAATTCGTTCCATGGAGTTTTATTTCTATCAATATAAATATGCATATCATGTGATGCCCGACTTAATCCAACATACCATAAATATTTAAACTCTTTATATTTTTCTTCTGTTGGCATCATTCCAAATGTTGATATATGAAAATTAAGTAAAAATACTTGTTTAAATTCTAATCCTTTTGATCCATGGATTGTTAATATATTAATATGATTATCCTTTCGTTTTATATCTTTGTAATTTTGTTCTTCATTATTTGTATCTTCATAATGTTTTATAAAATCAATATCATAATTATTTAATAAATTTGTAAATAAGGATAATCCAATATTTGTATAAGTATCATTTATTGGTTTTGATTTTTTTACGGGTCCAATAATTGCAATTTCTTCTCGTTTAAATGGAGATGCTATAATTTTTTCAACTATATTTTCAATAATTTTATCAATTGTATTAATAAAAATAGATGGTTTTTTATTGAATATGTCATTTTCATCTTTAGTTGATATCATTTTAGGTGTAATATTATCCCATGGTCTAAATTGATTAATAAAATTTACAATATATGGTGTTGATCTATAATTTTTTATTAAAGAGAATTGTTTACCAGGATGATTAATTAAATATTTATCACTTCCTTTTTGAAATTGATATATATTTTGATTAGGATCACCTATCATAATCACACTACAATTTGTCATTTCTTTTATTTTCATAATTAATTGATATTGAATTTCTGATATATCTTGTGCCTCATCTACAAAAATTACTTTTAATTCTTGGAAATCTTCTATCTCTTTTACCAATGGCATATTTCGATCAATCATATCAATTGCTGATATAATAACAGTATCTTGTGAAGACGACTTTCTTTCCAAAACTTCATGAACAATTTTTCCGGCAAGAGAATGAAGAGTACGAATATTTTTTATATTAAATAGTTTTTTATTTTGTTTTTTACCTTTTTCTAAAAAATCTTTACATGCTCTTCGGCTAAATGTTAATATTAAAAATTCATTTGTATTATTTAATACTTTTTCATTATAATGATAATTTATTTTTCCAATAATAGATTGTGTTTTACCACCACCTGGAATACCTAATAATTTACAATCTTCTAAAGGAAAATGTATGAATTCTAATTGTTCTTCATTGTAATTTATTTTTATTTCTATATTAGAAACTAAAGATTTCTTCTCGTTTCCATAATTTATTAAAAATTTATCCATTATAATTTTTAATATTTATTATTTTATATCTAAAATTTTATATTATATAATATTAGAATGTCAATTAATTTAACTAAAATTAATAATTTATTGAATAATAAAATTTATAATAATAATCCAACACCTAACAATAGTAATATAAATCCTATTATAGATATTATTAGTGAATTAATAAAATATCCTTATACATATGAAAATAGATATTATGTTCATAAAATTATTCAAAAAGTATTAAATAGACGAAAAATTGGTCCACAAGGACACAATATAATTATGTTTATTTGTTATAGAATTAATGATATTGTAAGTTCCAATAAATCTGTTAATGGATCTTTTTATTTATTATTGTCTACTATTGCTTATATTTTTAATAAAATGTGGTTATTAGGAAATACAAAAGATAAACATAAAAAAGAGTTATGTGCAAAATTAAATGAATTTATAAAATCTACTTCTGTAATTAAAGTTCCAGTTTCTGGTACTAATCCTAATTTTTTTAGTCATATTTTATTAAAATGTAATGATGGAACTATGCCATCTAATTCGAATAATAATTTATCTTTAAATAAAGCTACACAAGGATCTAAAGGATCTTCAACTGGAGCTAGTGTTACATCTAATGAAGAATCTTCAACTAGAACTATTCAAGGATCTTCAAATAGATCAGAATCTAGTAGAAGCGACAATTCTACCATATCTAGTTTAACTCAAAATAATGAATCTAATAGTAATAATGAATCTAGAAAAGCTGGTAAATTTGGCCCTAAACCACAAGGCAAAACTAAAACTAAATCTTCTTTATCAAGCTTATTTTCAAAACTAGGTTCAAGTGCAGCATCTAAATCTTCTGCTTCTAATCCACAAGGCAAAACTAAAACTAAATCTTCTTTATCAAGCTTATTTTCAAAACTAGGTTCAATTGCATCTAAACCTGTATCTTCTGCATCTTCTGCATCTTCTGCATCTTCTGCATCCAAACCCTAACAAACATGATGAGTTTTTAAAGTGATGTGCATAAAAATAATAATTATTTATATGTATTATTTTTAATTTAATATAAATTTTTTATTATATATATATATGGGCGATATACATAATTTTTTTCTAAATAGAAGTGATAGCGCAATTTCTCCAAATAATATAAATAATATTTTTATTGATAAAAGAATAAAAGAAATAACTAGTACAAAAACTGATTCTATAGATGAAATTTGTATATTAACAAATTTTTATATTGGTATTTCTTTGCTTTCTTTCTCTTCTCAGTCTCATAAATATAAAATGCTACAAATTATTAAATCTAAGATAAATTTTTTAAAAAGTGAATTTTATAAAAAAATATTTCCTGGAGTTGGATTTGAAGATGCAAATAGTACACCTAATCTAAAAATTATTGAGTATGAATTATTACCACAAATTAAGAAAATATTAGATAAAGAAAATATTACTGATTTTGATGATTTTAATTTTGAAAAATTTGTTCATAATAATTTTTTAATATATGGTCAAATTTATATTCATATTATAATTAATAAAATAATACTTACTCATCATGATAAAATTACATATCTAAATCAATTAATAGATTTAATAAAAAGTTCATGTAATGTTAATAATTTTATAGAAAGATTATGCTTAATTAGATATATTTGTACACATTTAGGTAGTAATAATAATAATATTTATTGTAAGCATAAATTTGGAGTAAATAATAATGATGATAAAAAAATTATTAATAAAATTATTTCTAATTATTATTATTATTCACCTTGTCCTTCTGGTCCTAAAGGTCTTCCTTGTCCAGAAAATCCGAATGATCCAGGTAGTACAGGTAATACAGGAAGGCAAGGTCAACCAGGTAGTACAGCTGGACCAGGTCAATTAGGAATTACAGCTGGACCAGGTAGTACAGCTGAACTAGGAATTACAGGTAGTACAGGTCAAATAGGAAGTACAGGTGATCCATCTCGGCCTATTGGTCCTAGTGGTCTTTTTATTGGTATGCCACAAGGATATCATGATTTAATTTCTTCAGCCAATGCTGCTTCTTCAGCTGTTAATCTAATTAATTTACTACATCCTTCTAAAAAAATAACTCCTATTCCACATAAAAAAGAGGGTAACAGTAATAATAATGATTTACATTCTTTATCCGGTTCTACTGAAGTTACTATTTCACCACATCCTAAAACTACTTTATCTACATATAATATAAATTATACTGATGTAATTTCGTCAGCTAATGCAGCTTCTGTTGCTGTTAATCTAATTAATTCATTATATTCTTCTGAAGAAAGTTGTTATAATAATTCAAAAAATAATAATGAATTACAAACAAAAATAAATAACACAAATAATATAGATACTATATTTGAAAAAGTTCGTAACTTAGAATCTGAAACCTCAAGTAAAATACATCGTAAATTTAACGAATATTTAGAATGTATATTTGAAAAAAATAATATTGATCAACTTTTTTGTTTAATTAAATATATTATTGAAAAAAATAATTTTATATTAAAATATATTATTAAAAAACTAGGTAATAGTAGTATACTTAATAAATTTACTGATGAAAATAAAAATAAATTTGATAAATTTATAATAAGTAATCAAAATAAAAATAAATTTATTATATTTGAAGAAACTTTAAATAAAGCAAGAAATATGCTTCCCATTAATATTAAGCCAATATTCGATTACTTTGAATCTGTATTTGATAAAATAGATGATAAATCTTATAAAGATTTTCTTAAATATATAACAGGAAATAACAATTATGATATAAATTTAGAAAATGTATCAACATCATTTAAAAAATTAATATTATTAGTATTAAATGAATTAAAGTATTATTTTATTATTTTAAGGGCTGTTCTATATTCTAAAAATACTATATTATATAATCAATTATTATATATGGATATTTATAACTCATTAGACTTTTATTCTAATTTAGTAAGTAGATTATTAATTAATATAAATGATAAAATATTTATACAAAAATTAAATAAAAGAACCAATGAATTATTAAATATTAAAAATTATGATATTAATAATAAAATTAATTCAGGACTTGATATAAAAAATTTTATTAGCAATTTGGAAAAAAATAATGGAATTAATAAATTATTATTAGAAGATAAAAATACTCAATATAATATTTCTAAAAAGTATTCTATATTTGAAGTAAAAAGTTTACATAAAATAATTAAAAAATATACTGACTATTTAAACTATATATTTGAAAAAAATAATATTGATCAACTTTTTTGTTTGATAAAATATATTATTAATAAAAATAATCTATTATTAAAATATATTATTAAAAAAAATATTGGAAATAATAGTCAAAAACTATCTATTGAAAATAAAAATAAATTTGATAAAATTATAATTAGTAGTGAAAATAAAGATAAATTTAATATATTTGAAAAAAATTTAAATAATTCAAGAAAAATGATTTCAATTGATATTACTGATAAAATATACAAATTGGAAGATATATTTAATTATTTAAAACATAAAAGTAGGCTTAGTTATAATGATTTTTTAAATTTACTTATTATTAATAATATAAATTTAAATTATACATCACAACAGTTTAAAGATTTAATATCATTATTATTAAATGAATTACAATATTATTTTATTATTTTAACTGCTATTTTTAATGATAAAAATAAAGTTTTATATAATAATCTCTTTTACACAGATGTTATTATTCAATGGGAATTTTATATTATTTTAATTAAAAAAATATTAGAAAAAATAGATAATAGATTATTTAATGATAAATTATCTGATAAAATAGATGAAATAAAAAATATTAAAGTATATGATTTTGATAGTAAAATAAATTTAACAATTAAATCAAATAAAAATCAACGTCAACTATCTAGAGGAATTCCTCCAAACTCTGAAAGATTATTATCTGATGTAAATCCAGGATCTGAATTTGCAGGTGGGGGAAATAAAAAATAAAATATTATTAAAATTTTATAATTATTATATTATTATATAATAATATAATGTCTGGTGCATTTAATCCATTGCCTCCTTCAAATATACCAAATACAATTAATTTAATTATTGATCCAAATAATTTACAATCAGTTGATATTGATACTCGTTCTTTTACAACTCCTCCTCCAAGTAGAGGCGGTGGTAAAAAAAATAAAGTAAATAAATATGAATTAATTAATCATTATAAAAAGGATGAATTAGTAAAAATAGCAACATATTTCAATATAAATATGAAAAATAAAGATGGATCAAAAAAAAATAAAGAAGAAATCTTTAAAATATTACACAAAAAAAAAATTGTTTAAAAATTAAAAAAAATGATCTTAAATCAATATATAATTATATAATTATATAACTATATAACTATTATGAAAGTTTATTATGCTGTTAATAAAGGATTTATTCCAGGAATATATTTAACATGGCCTGAATGTGAAAAGCAAATAAAGGGTTTTAATAATCCAATCTTTAAAAAATTCTTTAACGAAAAAGAAGCAAATCAATTTCTTAAAAATGGATTTCAAAATAATAATAATAGAAAACCTACTAAAGAAGTTGTTGATAAAAAAAATGAAGATTTTATTGAAAAAGAGTTAGATAATAATTTAGAAGAAAAAGTATTTATTTATACTGATGGAAGTTGTATTAGGTTTAAAAATGGACTTTGTAAAGGTGGATATGGTATATATATTCCTGGAAAAAACATTAAGATTGGCAAACCTCTTTTAAACCAAAAAGTTACAAATAATCGTGCAGAACTAACTGCTATTATTGAATCTATTCCTGCATTAGATTCATGGGATTTGCAAAAAAAATTATGTATTTTTACAGATTCTCAATACAGTAAATATATATTTGATGGAACTGGAGAAAGATATGAAAAAAATGGGTATAAGGATAAAGATGGAAAAGATGTTCCAAATATTGATTTAATAAAAAAAATGTTGAATCTAAAAAGAACTTATAATATTGTCTTATTAAAAGTTCGAGCCCATACTGATAAGCAAGATAGACACTCTTTATGTAATGAAATTGCTGATCAATTAGCAACTCAAGGTGCAAATTTATATGAAGTCAATGAAAATATATTTATTGGAAAGGGGGGCGTCAGTATGGATGAAGATGAACCAAAAATTAATAAAAATATAACTATGAATGAATTATTTGGATTTGATTTTAACTATACATATGATTCTGATGAAGAAATAATTTCGAAAGAGGATACCAAGAAATGTAATATTAAATTATCAAACTGGTTTATAAAAAAATAGAATAGAAATATATAATATGAAATCTATAATTCAAATATTTTCACAGAAAAATTGTTCATTATGTAAAAAATATCATTTAACAGATAAAATAGATCAATGTACTACTATTTGTAATCATTCTTTTCATACATCTTGTTTATTAGAGTATATGAGAACACACTATTCATGTCCAATTTGTAATAAAGAATTGCTAAAGAATAAATTTATAGATGACGATGATGAAGATTAATAATTTTTTATAAAAATAAAAAAATGTGAAATATAAATCTATTTGAAGACATATTAATAATATTATATAACATGAATTCTACCTTTTTTTGTAATAGAAAATCATTACAAATAAATTCTCCTAAAATTAGGGCCGATATTAAAACATTAATTAATAACATCGGTTACTTTAATCTTGCATCAAAATATTATACATTTTTAAATAAAAAAAATGTAAATAATCTTAAAGATGATAAATTTCTTGTTTCTCTTAGTACATTTGGAAAAAAATTTGTTTTATTCGTAACTCGTTATGAATCAAAAAAATATTGTATATTCATTAATAAGAAAAATGATTCAATGATAGTAACCCAATTAAAATTTACAGATGATATATTTAATGGAACATTATTTGATGGAGAATTAGTAAAAAATAGTAATGATAAATGGATATTTTTAATTAATGATATTGCTTATTGCAAAGGAGAAAATATTATTACTAAATCATTTAATGAAAGACAATCAATTATTGAAAATATATTACAAAATGAATATGATTATAAAGAGGATAATCAAACATTCTTCTTGTCAAAGAAAAACTATTTTAAATATGAACACATACAAGATTTAGTTGATAACTATATGAAAATGTTAAATTATCAATGTTCAGGAATATATTTTAAAAATATATCGAATTTTAGTGATAACTATTTATTTATTTTTCCAGAATGTAGATCAGATAGTAAAATTTTAAATAATGGTGTAACTATTGATAAAAAAGAGGTTATTCTTAAAAGTGAGATTAATAATGAAGAAGATATTGAAGATGAAGATGAAGAATTATTTGGTAAAATTGAGAAAATAAATGAATCTGAAAATAAAAATAGTGGAAATGAGGGATTAAACGTTGCTTCTTCTAGCGGTGCTACTGGAAGCGGAGGAGCAAATAGAAAATTGGAAAAAACTACATGTAATTTTTTAATTCAACCAACTATTATGCCAGATGTATATGAATTATATTGTAAGTCGATGAATAATAAAATTGAGAAACATTCTTATGCATCTGTTCCTGATTTAGATACAAGTGAATTCTTAAAAAATATTGATCAAAATATGGATGATATTCATTCTAAACTTGAAAAAAATACAGCAGTTTTTGTAGAGTGTAATTATCATAAAGTATTTAAAAAGTGGGTACCTTTTAAGAAAACAATTACTTTTGATAATATTTCAACTATCAATCAAATTCAAATTATATTAGATTCTTTATAAAAAAATATATTATTATATATTAATATATATTAATGAATAAAAAACAAAAACAAAATGGTGGAGATGGATATACTATAAATGTTAATCAATCTATAGGTGGAATGCCATTACATACTAAATATACTAGTAATTGTCAACCTGTTTTTGAAGGTTCTTTATTAGATAACAACACACCTCCATATAATCCATTAGTATTTAGTAAAATGCTTCAAAATGGTGGTGGAAAATTAGAAAAAGAAGATCCATTTTTACATCCAGTTATTTTACAAAAAGGTGGAAATGGAGATACTCAAAAAATATCTCAATTTCAAGCAATTAAATCAGTTGCTAATATATTAACTCCTTTAAGTCCTAAAGCTTTGTTATCTACTTCTATGTTTATTATTTTAGACGAAATTTCTAAAAAAAATGGAAAAAAGGCTAAACAGATGGGAGGCTATATGGATACATTAACTAGTATTTTAGCACCACTTGGTAGAAATAATTTACTTGTATTAGCTTCTCTTTTATTATTGCACCATTTTGCAGTTAAAAATTCTAAAGAAAAAAAAGATGCAAAAGATGCAAAAGACATAAAACGAATAAAAGAAGTAAAAATAAAATTAAAAGATTCAAAAAAATTAGGTGGATTTTATGATACTAGTTCTGTATTATCTAATATTTTAGCACCTCTTGGCGTAAATACATTAGGTTCTTCAGTTATTCTTATTTTAATTAATGAAGCGTTTAAAAAAAGAAAATCAAAATTAATAAATCAACAATATGGTGGAAATCCATTAAAATCATTAATAGCTCCACTTGGAACAAGTGCATTTATTGCAACTGCGTTACTTGTTTTATTACAAAAATTATTTACTAATAAAATTTCTCAAGTAAAAGAAAAAAATAAAGATCGTAAAAAAATGATGGGGGGTAAACTAGATAAGAAATTAGATAGTTTATTTAACTTATTATCTCCTATATCATTTAACATATTTGCACGAGAATCTTTTTTAGAAAAAATAAAAGAAAAAAAACAATAAGCTAGCCATATATCTAGTATTTATTGATCGTTTATCTTCATTCACAAATATTTTATTTAAAAATGATAAAAATACAATATTTACTGGAACTATTAAATAGGAATCAATGATTGGTCCAAATAAATAAAATTCATTGTTTATTTTTATATTATATAATGCAGTTATTAATTGTGGCGCAGCAATATCGGTTAAATGATATCTCCAATAAGGATGTTGTATATATTTTACAATATTATAGTTTAAAAATTGTGTTGTAAAAGAATGAAATAAAATATGTATTATAGAGCATTGTAAAAAAGGTCTATTAAAAAAAAGCAAAAAAAGATATATGTATATATATAAATATCCTGTAAAAGAATATAATTCAACTATATCTGTCATATGTCGATTTACTATTTTTATTTCTATTTTTTGTTCTATTCTAGACATAATATTAATAAATATTAATTTTTTTTTATATCTAATATATATGATTATATATATTTTAATTATTATTTTACTTCTTTTTTATATTAAAACATATTTAAAATATATAAATTTTGAAAATTTTGTTATGGAATCATTTAATAATCAATGTGTTAAACTGAATGAAAAGTGCGTTGTATATAATCTTGGTTCTGAAGATGAATCTAATAATTGTTGTAGTGGATATTGTGTTAGAAAAAATAATAACTTTCAATATAAAGTTTGTAGTGATAAACCAGAAAATATTTGCGGAAATTTTAATAAAAAAGTAGAAAGTATTGCTAATATTCGATTTACTACTCCTTCATCAATAAAACTTAATTCTTTAAATGATAAAAAAAATAGATTTTGTAATGCTGCTTTTGTAGATTGGAATCTTTTTAAGAATGATAATAAAAATATAACAACTACTCCATCCAAAGATACTGATTTATATAGTCCATATGAAAAAATATCTACTAATAAATGTGGAATTTTAAATATTCGACCATCAAAAGATGAAGAAAAATCAAATAAATCAGGTTCTAAATGTAATGGATTTTTTAGTGATTTATTTTATTAGATTATTATTACACTTAAAATAATAATAGATAATAGATAATAGATAAATGGTATCACATCCTTATAATATAATGAATGAAATAACTACTCCTTTAAGTTTTAATAAGGATTCAAAAAATAAAATATTAAATATTCATATTATATCAAGTAATGGAGATCTTGATATAAAACTAAAATATAATTCTACCATTAAAAATATAAAAGAAGAAATACAAAGAATATATAAATATATTCCTAAAAATAAAAAACTTTTTTATGGAACAATTGAATTAAAAGACGAACATAAAAAAATAACTGATTATGAAATTACTGATGGATCTATTATTTATCTTATTGAAAGGGAATCTAGGTTCCCTTTAGATCTCTCCTATTCCATCTAGTTCCAGGTATTCGATTAAATTTTATAAAAATATTAATATTTTTATAAAATTCTAGTGCATATATATGCCTAATTTTATCTTACCATCCTATTCCATAAATAAGATAATCTACTGGCTTCATACACCCTTTAACTAAAAAAAGAAAATTGTTTAAATAAATTATCAATCTCTTTTGGCTTTAATTCATCTAAATTAATATTCTTTTTTTTAGGAATTTTACTAATAATCTTTTTATTTGTTTTAGGATTTATATCTGTATATTCTGTATCTACTTTTCCTATGTCGTCTGTGTCATCATTTGCATCATCTGATATTTCTTCATCACTACTATTTACTGTAAACATGTGATAGTGATAGTTCTTCTTCTTTTCTATATATGAACTATCTAGATTATAAAATATATCAGTTACTTCATATTTTTTCTTTTCATATACTTTCATTCTTTTTCTAGCCTGATTTTCAAAAATAGAAAAAGCATCAACAACATCAATAATTAATGGCTGAATACCCTCATGTTTTTGTCGGCAAATTCTTCCAATTGACTGTATAATATCCGATTTTGGTGTTGATAATACAAGTCCATTTAATGATGGAATATCAAGACCTTCATTTGCCATTGGATATGTTCCTAATAATAATTTGCAGCTTTCACTTTCTTTTAACTTTTCTTTTTTCATTCCACCTACATAATATCCAATAGACTCAATTCCAAGTTGTTGACCCAATTTATACATATCTTCCAAATGTTGTTTTCTGTCACTTAATATTAATATTTGCCGTTTATCATTTTCTTTTATTGATTTTGATACTTCGTCCATTATTAGACGTGTCCTTTTTCCATAATTTGTTATATTATTTACCATAGTTGCTATTTGAACTTGTCCTCTAAAAGAATGAACTTCTTTATTATAATTTTCATCTGTGCTATCTAAAATAAATCGGTTTACTTTTACTATATTCTTTTCACTTGACTTAACGCTATATACAATATCTCCAACTGACCATTTTAATACTTTTGTTAATCCATCCTTTCTATTTGGTGTTGCCGATAAACCCAACATATAAGGACTATTAATTTTCATTAATGCTTTACAAAAAACACGTGATGGAATTCTATGACATTCATCAATAATTACATGCCCAATATCATCAAATGTATCCATTGGGAAATCTTTCATTGATAATGTTTGAAGCATTCCAATAATAATATCACAGCCTTCAATTTCACATTTATCGCCTTGTAATTTTCCAATTTTTGCATTAGGTAAAGCAAATTGAATTCTTTCTATCCACTGGTTCATTAAAAATTCTTTGTGAACAACAACAATCGTTTTCTTTTTTAAAACTGAAATAAAATAGAGTGCCATAATTGTTTTACCAAATCCACAGGGTAATGAAAGAATTCCTCCTCCCTTTTCATGATAGGCTTTTACTGTAATTTCAGCGGGAATTTTTTGTTCTTCTTTTAATTTAAGATTAAACTCAATATCAATATCTTTTCCAGGAGGAAGTATATCTACTTCTGCTTTTCCAAAATTTTCCATTCCATAGAATTTTGGCAAATATAATTTACTTTCATTTTCCAAAAATATTTTAAAAGGCTCATCATCCTTTCCATAATCACTATTACTAAATGGCTTAACTGTTAAATCTGATTTTATTTTATTTATTTCTTCAGGCTTTAAAAACTTTTTACGAAGTATATAGCCTCTTTTTCCATTATAACTTTTTGCGTCTTTGACTTGCTTTATATGCGACATATATTATTTTATAAATTATTCTTTTATATTCCAAATTATATAAAAGAATAGGATAATATTACAAAAAAATACAAAGAATTATAAAAATATAAATTATGTTGAACTTTGTGCAGCATATCCAGGATATCCAATTGCATTAGGATATCCTGTTGTCATCCAATAATCAGGTGATAGTATAGCAGTTGGATCTGTTAAACCAGAATCATTTGAAAATTGTTTAGATGGACCAGCTGTAAAAATTTGATCAATCATAAATGGTGGTAATGAATAATTAAAATATCTTAATCTACATAGATATCCAAAAAATCCGCCCCATTGTGATATATAGAAATCTCCATAGTTTATCTTTGGTACACCATTTAATTTTTGTCGTTTCTTTAGCTGTCCATTAATATAAACATCAACACTACTTCCCATTAAATTAACTGATATATTTACCCACATATTTAATGGAATATTTCCTACATCTGCTGTTTCAATAATATTATTGTATGTATTAAATCTTATATTTAATTTATTTGTATTTGGATATAACCAAACACCTGGCATTTGTAATAATGGATATTGTACTGGATTATTTGAATTTCCAGTTGTTTGATTATAATCTTGACTTCCCTTATGAAAAATGTGTTTCATTACACCATCTGAAGATGAATTTGAAAAATTAGTATCTTTTATAAATATCCAAAAATTATATGAAAATTCCATTCCATAGGGAGAATCACTTGATGATAATATTTTTATTCCTGGTACAATTTTGCTTATTGTTCCATCTGATATTTCTTCAATTAAATAAGGGGTTGTTTTTTTATAATTACTATAACTTGCATAAAATGAATACAAAATATATAATATAATTAATGAAATAATTACTATAATAACAATAAAAACTGTTCTATTATTAGTTATTAATGTTTTATATGAAGATTTATTCATATTCATGTTCATTTTAATATTTGTATTTGATGACATTATATATAATATATAAATATATATTATATTTAAAAATTTTTTAATATATTTTTTAAATTATTAACTTTGAGATCCAAATGAATTAGTTGGTTTTACTGAAACTAATTGACCATCTGCAAAAAATTGTACTTGATATTGCGATGATCCAAGTGGACCTTGTTGATATAAAGTTGCAACATCATTTGGTAATAATGGCTTTACAAAATATTGTGTTTTTCCTATCTTTCCATAAAATCCTGCTTTAGAATTAGCAGATGATGATGGATTAGGTGTTACCGCAGGTTTTGAAGAAGGTGTTGGAGTAACTGCTTGAGAACTAATAGTTTGAGCTTTTCCTGTTATATATACTGGATATTTTCCTATATATGGTATTCCTCTTAATGCACAGCTTCTTTCTAATTTTCCATTAATATATATATCAACTGTTCTATTATTTAATACATATACAATATGTACCCATGACATTAATGGTATATTTGATATATCACATGATTCATTATTATTATCTGTTGTTGATGTAATAACTTTTAAAGAATTTGTTAATGGATATAACCAAATACTTGGTGAATGTACATTACTATCTCCTCTCCATAAAACATTTTTATAAGATCCAAATTGATAATTCCAGTCTTTAACATATATCCATGTACTAAATGATTGATTTGTTCCATTTACAACTGGTGGTAAACTAAATGCAGGTCTTGCAACAAATGCATCAATTACATCATTTACAATTACTGGAGAATCCGCAGAAGCTGCTTTTGCTGTTAAAACAGCTACATAAATTACATAAATTAAAAATGCAATAAATAAAATTAATATAATGAAAAATATTATTTTTACGTAACCACTACTTGATTGAAATTTTTCAACTCCTTTAGATGATAGATTTTTTGTCATATTTGCTGCTTTTTTTAATATTCCATTTGATGAAGATGAATTATTTATTCTTTTATTATTCATAATATTATATTATAATATAATATTTTATTTTATTTTTTAATTATTTTATTTTTATTTATTTACTACATAATCACTATCTGTTATTAATTTTGATATAGTATATTTATCTTTATCATCAGTCTTATTTTTATTTATATAGTTATTTATAATTGATAAATAATATAAATATATTTTGTTAACATCTGATGAATCAAGTGGATAATTATAATAAGTTAAATAAGCTAAATTACCTGGAAATCCACCTGGAGTTGAATCATATGATAAATATAAACTAGAATTACTCATATCTGGTGGTGATTGATTTAAACTTACTGTTTTTTCTAATAAACCATTTAAATAAATATTAACTGACCTTCCTTCATTTACAGTTGTAATATTTAACCATGTATTTAATGGTATATTTGATAATTCTATTCTTTCAATAGGAGACGATGTTTCTGATTGTTGAAAAACAAGTACTAAATTATTTAATTTAGGTGTTAACCAAAATCCTGGAAATTGTGTTATACTTGTTAAATCTGTTGTAGAATTAATTGGTGAACCTCTATAGAAAATAGATTTCCATTCACTATTTCTATATGTATTCCAATTTTTATCACTATTTTGATTATTAACATATATCCAAAAAGAATAACTAAAATATCCTACATTTTTTTCTTTTTCTAAACTTTTATTCGATATAGTTAACCCCTTTTTACCATCATCATTCATACTATCATATGGTTTACTATTTTTTTGAATATTTGTTTGTTGAATAGGAGTTCCTATATAAGAATTAATTTGTGTAGATATAGAATAAATAGATATAATATATATCAAAATAAATAATACTGCAAAAAATTTACTTAATAATCCAATTGCTAAAAATGTAATGATACCAAAAATTATTGAACCAGCTAAATTATAATAAGTATATGTAAATAAATAACATAATGCAAATGGTAATACAATATTAAAAAATTTTATAGTAATTGGTGTATTATCAACCATTTTTTTAAATTGATCGGATTGATCTTTAAATTTTGTTGCAGCAGATCTAAAATATTCAGTATATCTATTAATATCTGATGTATTTTTTTCAGGTTCTTTTTTACCGCCTATTTCTGTAATAGTAGAATTATTCTTTTTATTTTCTATATCACTTATTTTAAACATTTATCCTTAAAATAAGTACAGATATATTTTTTTGCTTTTATTTTTATTTCTTTGTTTTTATTTTCTTTGTTTTTATTTTCTTTGTTTTTATTTTCTTTGTTTTTATTTTCTTTGTTTTTATTTTCTTTGTTTTTATTTTCTTTGTTTTTATTTTCTTTATTTATTTATTTCTTTCCATATTTTTCAACAAGAAATTCTTTAATTTCTTCTACTGTATCTGATTCTTTTACTTTATTCATAAAATGAGGAAAAAATATAGCTGCTAGTCCAATTACTAAAATAAATATTTTAATAAAATTTGGAATAGGTATATATTTAGTAAAAGTATCATACTGAAAATATCCATAAATTATAATTCCGAATAAAATAACAAAAAATAATACCGGTTTTATATTCCAATCACTCTTTTCCATATATTATTATATTTTATTTTATTTATTTCCAATTCTTGTATTTTTTATTATTCTATTCCATGAATTTATTCTATCAATCGCATTAGTACGAAGTAATTCTCCTTCTCTTTTTGAATAATCTGTTATAAATAATTGATGGTCATGATGTTTTAAAACACGATTTTCAAATAAATTAAGTGCGTTTTCATATGCTAAATCTATACATGGATTTGTCATTTTCATATGATATATCATACATCTATCAAAATCATATGCTGATAATAAATCTGCTTCTCTAACAATGTGATATGCTCTATTATGTATTCCTAAATCTGGAAATCCATTTTTTTTTACTGAAGAATATGACATTGTTGTTATAATCTTTTTAATAGCATCCATTTCATAATTTTCTATTTTTTTATCTAAAAAACTTTCAATATCTCTTATTCCTTCATTTTCATTCATATATTTTTTATCACACATATCATGTACAATAGCAGATATATAAATAATATTCTCGTGATCTTGTAATATTGGACTTGTTTTTACTTCTTCTTCATATATACAATTTGCATAATTTAATACTTTCATACTGTGTCCAATACCATGTGATTCATCAATATTATATTTTCCTGTCATAAAAATAACATAATTAAATAATTTAGCTAGTAATGATGTCATTATTATTATTTATATACTTTTATTTTATATATATTTTTTTACGAATAATAAAAATATTTAATATGTTGTAGGTTCTTGTAATATATATATTGCTCGATTTCCATATTCATATGTATTTTTAGCATTTACTTTTTGTGGAATACAATAATAATATTTTTCTAAATCATTGGGTCCACTTGGATTTCCACTAATACATTTTCCTTCTCCAAATTCATTTCTACAATATCCACATGCAGTATCTTTTAAACAGCTATCTCTATTTTGATTAGGTGTATTTTTAGGATTATTATATTTATCACATACATTAATTGTTTTTTCACATTCATCTTTTGAAGAAAAAGGTAATAATAATTGATTATTTAATGGATCTGTTCCACAATTATTTGCAGATATATGAGAACTAATAATTGTTCCTTCATATTTTTTACATTTTCCACCAATATTGCAATAATATGGCACTGATGTAAATTCATTATTACTTACACATTTCTCTGCTGGTATTTTATTACACATTTCATTACAACAAATTTGAGGGGAATTAAATGCTGTTTTAATATCATCTTTTTGAAATTTACATTCACATTTATTTGTATTTACATTTAACTGACAAAATGAATTACTTTCAAAAAAATTATTACCGCATTTTTTATTTGATATGTTTTTTTTATTATTCTTTATAAAATTTACTATAAATTTTTTTGTACTATTTTCTATATACTCTTCTTCATCTTCGTATTCTTCACTAGTAAAATATTCATTAAATAATAAACGTTCTTTAAATATTATTGTAAAAATCTTATAAGAAATAAATATTAAAAAAATAAAAAGAATATAATTGATATATTTCATATATTAAATATAATATTTTAATTTATTTTTTATCTTGCTATTTATTATATTTATATGCTTGAATTATTTACAGTATTTAAAACTGCTGAATTCTTCTCTGAAAAAAATACAGTTAATAATGAATCAAACATTATTCTACCCGATCCTATACCAATAAGTTGGATAATTATTGTATTTATTATTGGTTTTGGCACAGCTTATATTGCATACTCATGTAATGAAGCAGAAACTCCAGCTACACGCGCAGTTGTTACTTTATTTGCATTTTTATTTAGTGGAATTTATTTAATATATTATTTCATTATTTATGTAATTTTTAATAAAGACTGCTCAGGTAGAAGAATTAATAATGTTATACGAAATTCTATTAGAAAATAAATTAATTAATTAACTTCTATGGTAATATTCATCATCCATATTTTTTTTTGTAATACTTGAAATATATACAATAATAAGAGCAAATAAAATTATAAAAAATATAAAAAGAAAAAAGGTAGACATGTTATTTTTTCCAGAATCTTTTAATTTTTTAAATAAATATACATTTGTTAATTTCATTTAATATATTAATAGATATTATTTAATTTTATTTCTAATACTGGATAATTCTTTTTTATTTGTAATATAAAATCTTTTTTATGTTTTTTTAAAAAATCATATATAAATTTTTCTGTTTTCTCTTGATATCTACATTTATAAAAAAATATATTTATAAAAATATTTGAATACATCTTATACAATTCTACTTTCTTGGGCGTAGTTGGTTTTAATAATTTAATAAATATTTTTCTTATATTATAATAATAATTTGGTTCATTATCTTTTCTTTCTATATTATTATCCATAATAATATAAAACAAATAAAAAAATATTAATTTAGTCTATATTTGAAATAATTATCTAAAAATTTATTAAAATTATCAGGTTGATTAAATGGTAATTCTCCTTCTGTATAAATTTTATTTGTTATTGGATGAACACTATTCTTTGTAATATTACCACGGTTATTAATAAAAAATACAGGGCGTTCACTATCTAACCAAGAAGATAATTCTTTTTTTTCATTAAACTTTTTTTTAATATCTTTTTTTAGATATTTATTTTCTTCTTGTAGATTTTCTTCTTCTAGATTTTCTTCTTGTTCATATCTTTTATTTTGCTCGTATCTTTTATTTTGTTTTTGTTCGTATTTTCTATTTTGTTCTTGTTCATATTCATTTTTTAAATAAATTTTGTTTAATTTATTTAATTTATTTAATTCATTTAATTTATTTTTTTTATTATTCATAATATACTATAGGTTTTTAAATAATTCTGTCAATTGCTCATGAAAAAATTCTGAATCTT